AAAGACAAATCCGCCCTCGCACGCACGTGAGAGAATTTTTTCAAGAAAATCAAATGTAAGGAGTTGGCAAAAGTGAAAAAACCGAGTTTATCAGAGATTGAACAGTCGTTGATAGAGCAGCTCGAACAAATGGGAGCTTCTGTCGATTTCTATAAATCGCTGGTTTCAGATTATCTGTTTTATGAAAAACAGGAAAGGAAAATGCAGGCTGATATTCGCAAGAGAGGACTGACCTATATGGCGGTTTCTGCGGTAGGAAAAGAGTATGAAAAAGACAATCCCTCCGTAAAGCAGGCGTATATGTACAATAAGCAGAAACTTCAAATTCTGAAAGACTTGGGTTTGTCAACTGACAAGGTCAAGAACCTTGACGATGACGAAGAGCTGTAAGGGGCAAGAAGCTCTTGACCTCTCGTATCTTGCAGACTATATCAGCCTAGTCGAGGAGCATAAGTATCCGTATTGTGCTGAGCAGTATCAGCTTATTGACTACGTCAAGCGCATGTTTTTGTCAGAAGATATCTACATCGATGTTGCTCAGGCAGAAAAATATTTCAGCTATGAAAAATATTTTCCGTTCAAGTTATTCCCATGGGAGCGTTTTGTTTTCGTTTTACACAACTGCACATATACCGCAAGTGGCGCTCTACGCTGGCCGGTACTTTTTCTTTATGTTGGGCGTGGTACTGGCAAGAATGGTTTTCTGGGCTTTGAAGATTTCTGCCTACTCACACCTACCAATGGCATCAGGCACTATAATATCGACATCTTCGCAACCACAGAAGATCAGGCTAAGACAACGTTCAAAGACGTGTATAACGTTCTCGAAGATAATCGTGAGAAAATGCAACGATTTTTCTACTGGAATACCGAGAAAATTATAAATCTCAAAACAAAATCCGAGTTGAAATACCGAACATCAAGCCCGAAGTCAGCCGATGGAGCACGTCCAGGAAAGGTAGATCATGACGAGGTGCACGCCTATGAGAATAGCAAGCTCATTGACGTTGCTGTTGGTGGTCTCGGAAAAGTACCAAGACCACGCCGTACTATCATGAGTACTGACGGCTTCGTCCGTGAAGGACCTCTCGACAAAGAGAAAGCCAAGGGAATAAGAATTCTTAACGGCGAGATTGAAGACAATGGTATGCTGCCGTTTATTTCACGTGTAGATAGCCCTGATGAGGTTGAAATGCCTGAAATGTGGTATAAAGCTAACCCATCGTTGCAATACCTGCCCGATCTTCTTCAGGAAATGAAGACTGAATTTCAAAATTATCTGGACGATAAGATAAGCAACATCAGCTTTGCAGTTAAACGCATGAACTGCCTGCCACAGCAGACAGAGGGCGGTATAACCGCATTTGATAATATCCTGGCAACTAATCAGGATATCACGCCATATTTGTCAAAGCTTCAAGGCAGACAATGCACAGCAGGCTTTGACTATATGAAGACCGATGACTTCCTTTCAGCTGGTTTGCTCTTTGACGTAGACGGAACTGACGTATGGATAACGCACACCTGGGTGTGCAAGGCTTCTGCAGATTTATCAAGAATCAAGGCGCCCCTGCAAGAATGGGAAGCGGCGGGGCTACTGTCATTCGTTGACGGTCCAGAGATACCGCCTGAGATACCCGTTATATGGGTGGCGCAGAAAGCGGCGGAATTGAATGCAAAAGTCGCAATGACCGGCATAGATAACTACCGCTATACACTGCTTAGGAGGGCGCTTAAAGAGAATCTCTACGCTTCTGACGAAAAAGGCTACGGAAATATCATGCTTGTCCGTCCGTCAAATGAAATGATGATAATGCCTGTAATCACAAGTCAGCTGGTGAATCATAAGCTTGCAGTCGGAGACAATCCCCTTTTCCGCTGGGCTATGAACAATACCAAGGTATGCACTTCGTCCGCAGGCAATATGACATATGGCAAAATAGAGCCGAAGTCCAGAAAGACAGACCCTTTCAAGGCATATGTCGCCGCCAAAGCGGCACAGAATAAAATCGCTGAGCAAATATCAAGTATGCCTATGGGCAAGAGCGTTATGAATGTATTCACATATTAGCAGAGAGGAGGTAACGCAATGGGGCTGAGATCACTGCTATCACGCATAATGAATGCCAAAAGTAATGAAGTGATCAGTATTAAGACAGTTGGATATGACGACGAAGCGAGAATCGCCGTGCAGGCATATGCTATTCAGGTCGTTGTTGAAATCCTTGCGGCACTGGTTTCAAAGTGCGAGATAAAAACCTATCGTGACGGCAAGTCATTCCGTGGCGAAGAATGGTACCTTTTCAACGTTAAGCCGAACGTCAATCAAACAGCAGTGCAATTCAAGAACGAGCTAGTCCGCAAGACCCTTGTGCGTGGCGAGAGCCTTGTTGTCAGCGCTGGAAAGCAGATAATCTGCGCCGACTCTTGGAGTACACAGGAGTATGCGCTATATCCTAACCGCTTCTCTCAGGTGGCACGAGGTTCATTCACGTTTCAGAAAACATTCGATATGGGAGATGTCCTATATCTCACATACTCCAACGGCGGAGTTAGACAAATACTAACGGAAATGCTAGATGAACATAATCGTTTCTTGGAAACGGCTTCAAGCACCTACGTCAAGAGTGGCGGCCAAAAAGGCATACTCGAGATAACGCCACTGGCGCAAGGTCAACCTGATTTTGAGGAGAAATTCGATGTTCTCATGAATAACTATTTCAAAACATATTTTGACGCCAAGAATGCAGTGCTTCCACTGTGGGGCGGAATGAAATATACTTCTCAAACGGCAGGTGAAACCAAGAGAACAGTGTCAGAAGCAACCGACTACATTTCTATGCTAAATGACGCATTGGAAAAAGCGGCGATTGCTTTCAACGTTTCACCGGCTATCGTAAAGGGAAATGTCGAGAACATCAGTGAAGCGTTATCAATGACATTGACATCTGCTGTTGATCCTTTCGCCAAGATGTTATCAGACGAGATAACGGCAAAGCGTTATACCAAAGAGCAAGTCCTGCGTGGGTGCTACGCCAAAGTCTGTACCAATAACCTTAAGCACCTTGACGTGCTTGAAATGGCAAATGCAGTTGACAAGCTTATCGCAAGTGGCTTCTACTCAACGAATGAGTTGAGGGAGAAGACAGGTGAGGAAAGAATTCCAGAAGCCTGGGCCGATAAGCACACAAGAACTAAGAACTACGAGACAATCGAAGGAGGTGGAAACAGCAATGAATAGCATTTTTAATCATTTTGAATTCAAAATGGAAGCGGATAAGCCAAAAGAGCTTAACCTATATCTATATTCACAAGTCTGTGGAGGACTTGCCATTGATTGGGAAAAGGGGAAAGTTGAGGAGAGCAAGACAGGCGCTAAGTATTTCGCCACCAAGCTTGATGAGTACAAAGACTGTGAACATATCAACCTGTACATCAATTCTCTTGGAGGTCAGATCAAAGAGGGCGTTGCTATTGGAAATATCCTTAAGCGCCATAAAGCCAAAGTTACTTGCTATGTAGACGGCTGGGCATGCTCTATCGCAAGCGTTATCGCTATGGCAGCAGACGAGATCATCATGTATAGCAACAGTATGATGATGATACATCAGGCGTCCTGCTACTGTGAGGGCAATGCTGACGATATGAGAACGGCGGCGGCTGAGCTTGACAAGATGACCGATACCGCTATCACTACATATGCAGAGCGTTGCAACGGCAAGTGTAGCCGTGAGAAAATAAGCGATATGGTAAAGGTGGGTACTTGGCTGACAGCGGCAGAATGTCTTGAGAAAGGCTTCTGCGATAGCATATCAACCGCAGAGCAGCCCGTTGATATGGCTACAATGCTTAGTGATACAAAGCAGTACACTATGTCAAGCGCCCTCGACAGGGAGAATGTAGACAAGCTCATTGAGCTTTATAAGGAGTCCACCGCACAGCAGGCTTTGCCAGCAAAAAAAACCGAAGAAGAAAAAACAAATGCCGCTATGTCGGCTTTTGAAAAGTTCATGAAAATGGAGGTAAAAAAGAATGATTAATCTTGACGCAATCAAAGAGCAGAAAGCAGATATCCTTGCTTCACTGTCAGCCGCTATCAGAGATAGTGATGACAAGGGCATGGAAGCCGCCCTTGATAAGTATGGCAATCTAATTTCAGATGTCATAATGGAGCAGGTGGAGAGCACCGCTGAGTCTGTCGATAGCCAGATACTCAGCACCAGAGGTGTGAGAATGCTGACCAGTGAAGAAAGAGACTACTATAACGCCGTCATTGAGGCGGGCAAGTCCTCTGACCCCAAGATGGCATTGGCAAACGTTGATAAGACAATGCCAATCACTATAATCGAGTCAGTTCTTGGTGAGATCCCACAGCAGCACCCTCTGCTCAACTTCATCAATTTCCAGGATACCACAGGTATTACAAAGATGTTGGTCAATGATCAGGGCGTTCAGACCGCTAAGTGGGGAGATCTTAACACAGCTATCGACAAGGAACTCTCAGGTGCATTCAAGACCTTTGACGTTGCGCTGAAGAAGCTCACAGCATGGATTCCAGTGTCTAACGATATGCTTGACCTTGGTGCCTCATGGCTGGATAGATATGTCCGTGAGATACTGGCAGAAGCCCTTTGGGTCGGCATGGAAACCGGTGTCGTGTCAGGCGACGGTCTTAACTGCCCTATCGGAATGTGCAAGGACGTATCTAGTAGTGCATCAGTAGTCGGTGGCAAGTATCCTGACCAGAAGACAGTTGCACTCAATGAACTCTCCCCTGAAGCTATTGGTGCTATTGCCGCCCAGCTCACGAAGACCGAAGCGGGTAATAACCGTCCACTCGACAACCTCATCTTTGTGGTCAATCCAAAGACATATCTGACAAAGGTAATGCCTGCGACAACAAATTTCGTTCAGGGAAAATGGGTTAACGATGTTATGCCTATTCCATGCACTATTATCCAGTCATGCGCCGTTCCTGATGACAGAGCTATCTTCGGCCTTGGCAAGCGTTACTTCATGGGTCTTGGTATGGCTAAGGGCGGTAAGCTGGAGTTTGATGACTCATTCAAGTTCCTTGATGACGCAAGGACATATAAGATCAAAACATACGGCAACGGCAAGCCACTCGACAGCAATGCTTTCAGGTATCTGGATATCTCAAAACTTAAGAGATTTATCCCGACGGTATACACTGTCACACCGTCAGAAGCATAAGGAGTTGATATAAATGCAGCAGGCATTATTCGAGGAAGTTAAAAATCAGCTGAACATAACTTGGTCAGACGAAGCTACTGACAGAAAGATAAACAGCATTATAGCACGTGCTATAGGAGTACTTAACGGATATGCAGGTCAAGTGCTGGATATCAACGTTGACGAAAATATCAACGGCGACGCCCAGCTTCTGATCGACTGCTGCAGATATATATATAACGATTGCTTCGAGGACTTTGAAAAAAATTATCACTCTCAGCTCTTCGCTCTGAGAGCAAGATGTCAGATTGAGGAGATGTCAGGAGGAAGCGTATGATAAGCAAGCGGCAGACGTTCAATGACGGCATATGCACTATTGCAACTATCATCAATGCCAACGGCTTGAAAATCAAGCAAGCAGGCATAAGATATGACAATCGTACCGTCGGCTCAGAGCGTTTCTATAAAGCCGCTGAGTATCAGCACCGCTGTGATAAGGTGATAAGAATACCACTTATCGCCGAGCCGCAGGCGACTGACATTGTGATAATGAACGGCGACCAGTATAACGTCATTCAAGTTCAGATGATAAAGGACGCTAAGCCGCAGGCTTGGCAGTTATCAATAGAAAAGCGGAAAAAGAGGTTAGAAATCCATGTCAATGAGTCCTGATGAGATGGCTGAGGCTTTACAGCACGCATTTCAGCAAGAAAGTCAACGTGTTAATGAAGCCGCCAAAAGAGCCGTTAAGAAGACCGCAAAGGAAACCCGCAAGGTCGTCCAAGAACACTTCACGTTCAATAACCGCTCCGGCAAGTATGCCAAGGCGCTTACAGTTAGCACCGAGTACGAGGACTCTTTCGACATTCGGCAGATAGTGAATTTCAAGAAGAATAAGCAGTATCTTCTCACACACCTGCTGGAGTATGGCCATGCTATGAAGCGTGGTGGCAGAACGCTTCCGTTTAAGGCGAAAGCTTATCCGCACATGATATACGGACAAGAGTATGCCGAAGAAAGATTACCGGAAAACATCAGAAAGGAGATTGAGAAGTCGAAATGACATTGACAGAACTTATATCACTTTCAGGCATTCCTGCGGACAGGATTGCTAAGATAGATTTTCCAGTGGAAACGGAATTGCCGTTCGCAACATGGATAAACAAGACACCTCAGACGATATCTGCAGATGGAAGAACTGTCGCAGTTATCCCACGGATTGCAGTTGAAATATACTGCGAGCCGGAAGATGAAGAAACACATATCCTATTTGAGAACGCCCTTATGGATAAGGGCATATGCTTCTCAGTCGCTGCAGGCTATCTGGGGCAGGATCAGCAAATGGATATGTGGGTATACGAATTTGATCGCAAGGAGGAATATAAATGAAAGGAACAGTTAAAGCCGTTGCCCATGCACTGATTACAGAATCCACAGATGTCAGTGGTGCAACAACTATCACATATGGAGAACTCAAGTATCACAAAACAAAGCTGTCAGGCACTCGTCAGGTAAATCTTGAACCAAAGTCATCAAGTAAAGAGATATGGGCTGACGGCGTAGTAGCATTCGCAGGTCAGACTAATCAGGGTTACGAAGGAACTATCACAACCATTGACCTGTGTGATGATCTTGAGAAAGACTGGTATGGCAATGTCATCGAAGAGAAAAGCGGCACACTGGTCGAAGTAGCAAGAACAGGAGAAGCGCCAAAGTTCGGCTTGATCGTACAGTATGAGTCAACATCAGAAGCCGAGGGATACACCGAGGTTTTCCCTTACTGCTATACCACAGATCGCACGAAATTCTCAGTTAAGACAGAGGAAGACAGCGGTATGGACTATGAGTATACAGAGCATAAGATTGCCTGCAAGCCGTCACCGGCTGAGGCTACTGTCAACAACAAGAAAGGACACATTGCACGTTTCCGTATAAAGGGTAACACAGTACTCTCAAAATTTCCTGAGTACACCTACACACCGGGTGAATGACAATGAGCAATACAATAGTTCTGACTATAGACAGCAGGCAGATAGGCTTCAAGGCTACAGCAGGCCTTTTCTATCGATACAAGGAAGCATTCGGCACGGAGTATCTTGAGGACGTTGTCAAGGTTCATCAGTTCGGTAAGGGTGCCTTTGTTCAACAGGTCGAATACCGCACCCTATGGGTGCTTGCCAAGACTTATGATGATAGTATACCGCCTATTCAGACGTGGCTTGACAGCTTCGCCTATGGTGCATTCCCTGTTGATGATATCTATAATCAGGTTATGCCTATACTGCAGGCAAACATGAAGGTAGATAGAAAAAATCCATAGGCGACAGTAAAAGTGGAGATGATCGGCCTCTCAAATCGGAGGAGGTCATCTCTCTTGTTATAAACAGGGGTCTTACTGTCGCTGATTTAGACCGGATGACGTATGGTATGGTAGTGAACTATGCCTGCGCCTATGACCGACAGCGATTAATCGCCGCCGGCAAAAAGGTCATTGACCCCGAAATTAAATATGAAGAATTGAAATCAAACCTGCCTGTTGTTGAAGAACGATATAAGCAGGGTAAGATTAGTAAGGAAAGATATGACAAGTACGTCGAAAAAATCGAAGCATGGGAGGTAGAGTAAGTGAGCAAGTCTTCAGAAGAAGTAAAGGGTATGTACGTCAAGATCGGCGGCGATACGTCTGAGTATACTGCCGCCATGAAAGGCCTTAATGCTGACATCAACTCGACTACAAGAAATCTAAACAGCGTCAACAAACTCTTAAAGCTTGACCCGACTAACGTTGAATACACCGCTCAGAAACAGAAGCTTTTGAGCGAGGCTATCGAAGCAACAAAAACAAAGCTGGACGTTCTCATTAGAAACGAGAAAGATATCAACGAGCAGTATAAGAAAGGCGAACTTCCTGTTGAGTCATATCTTAAGTATCAGGAAGAGCTTGAAAAGACCAAGAAGAAGCTGAACACACTGCGAGATCAGACCAAGACCGCAGACGATAGCACCAAGGAGCTTGGCAATGAAGCCAAGGATACGTCAGATAAAGTCAAAGACCTTGGCGATAAAGCTGACCAGACAGGCAGTGTCTTTAAGGACGTTTTCTCTGCTAATCTTGCCGTTGAGGGGCTGAAAGCTATAGCTAATGCCGCCAAGGAAGCGGCGGAAAGCTGTGCACAAGTCGGAATCGACTTCTCCAGCTCTATGTCCAACGTTGCGGCAACCATGGGCATGACCGCAGAGCAGGTCAGCACAGGCGCTGAGGACTATCAGAAGCTAGAGAACGCCGCCCGTGAGTGTGGCGAGACAACAAAGTATACCGCTTCGGAGTCCGCTGACGCTCTTAATTATCTTGCGCTTGCGGGATATGACGTGAACAAGGCGGTTGAGACCCTGCCGAAAGTTCTTAATCTTGCCACTGCTTCTGGCATGGACCTTGCGTCTTGCACTGATATGGTAACGGACACTATGTCGGCATTGCAGTTGCAGACCAGTGACCTTGACGGCTATATGGACATGATGGCAAAGACCGCCCAGAAGTCTAATACCACAGTTGCTATGCTTGGTGAGGGCATTCTCCAGTGTGCCGGCACGGTCAAATCCACAGGGCAGGACGTTGATACAATGTGCACCTCTCTTGGAATACTGGCTAATAACGGTATCAAGGGTGCAGAGGGCGGCACACATCTCAGAAATATGCTTTTGTCGTTAACATCACCGACAGACGTTGCTTCCGCCAAGCTCAAAGAGCTGGGCGTAAGCGTGGCAGATAGCGAGGGAAATATCAGAGATATCAACGATATTTTCGGAGACCTTAACGCCAAGCTTTCCAAGCTCTCAGATGACCAGAAGACCAAGGCGCTTAGCGATATTTTCAATAAGACAGACTTATCGTCCGTTAATGCCATGCTTCAAGGCATGAGCGGGTCTTTCGATGACCTGAAAGCTCAGGTAGATAACGCCGACGGAGCGTGTCAGACAATGGCTGACACCATGAATAACAATCTTAAGGGTAAGCTGGCTATAATGGACTCTTCCCTTGAATCCCTTGGCATAACTATTTTTGATAAGTTCAGTGCCCCGCTCGAGGACGCCGCCGAAAAAGGCTCAGAGCTTTTCAGTGAACTTACCAAGGATATCAAAGATGGAGACCTCAGCGACGAATTTGACGATATGGGCGACGCTTTCGGAGACCTCGTTGAGACGGGTGCAAAGTTTGCCAAAGGGTCACTGCCTATCCTTATTGACGGCGTAAAGTTCTTCTGTGAACACTCTAACCTTGTTATCGGCGGACTGACTGGCATTGCAACAGCTATGCTGACACAAAAAGCCGTTACAACAGTATCTGCCGCCGTCAAAGGCTTCAAAGAGCTTTCTTCGGCTGTAAAATCGGCTAAAACCGCAACCGAAATGTTCAATGCTGTCAATTCTGCTACGCCATGGGGCGCTATAGCAACCCTAGCAGGCGTTGCAGTTGGCGGTATAGTCGCTTATGCTACGTCAGCAGATGACGCCGCTGACTCAACAAAAGTCCTCAATGACGAAGAGCAGGCGTTGGTCGATAGCACGAACGAGCTGACAGACTCCATGAAGAAAGCCGCAGACCAACGTGAAGAAGCCAAGACCGATATAGAAGCCGAGTATAGCAGTTATACAAGTCTTGCAGATAGGATCTTTGAGCTTTCTGACGCTGAGAGTCTATCCAATGATGAGAAGTCAGAAATGAAAGCTCTTGTGGACCAGCTGAACAGCGCAATTCCTGACCTTAATCTTCAGATTGACGATCAGACAGGCAAGCTTCTCAACAATAAGGACGCTGTCTATGAGTGCATAGAAGCAAAAAAAGAACAGCTTCTTGTCGAAGCAGCTCAGAAAGATATGGTCGCTATATCAGAAGACCTCTATAAGGCTGAGCAGAAGCGCAATGACATTGAGAAAGCAATCACGGAAAATCAGCAAGCTCAGGCTAAAGTTCAAGAAATGCTTGATAAAAGGGAAAGCAAGCTCGGAAAAATTGACAGAACAGACAGCACAAAGCAGTGGAAGACCAAGCTTGAAGAGCTGAAGAAAGCTGGAGATGAGCTTCAGAATTCATACTATGATATCAATAGCGAACTGAAACGCTTGGACTCTAACTATGCTGACGCCTCCAAGTACGTTTCTGAGCACTCTTCTGCGCTCGAAGACAATTCAAAGGCCGTAGAGGACAATGCAAAAAAGGTCGATACGATCTATAACCGCACTGTCATGTATAAAGACGGCTTACACAAGGTATCACAAGAAACTGTTGACGCAATAGTTGAGATGAATAAGAGCTATGACGAAGCCGTCCAGAAACGAACGGAAGAATTGCAAAACAATCTTAACCTCTTCGACGAATTCAACGGCGGTGCTGAGATATCCGCAGAACAACTTATGCAGAATTTGGAATCTAATCTTGACGGCATGGCAAGCTGGTCTGATGATATCAAGACACTTGCAGACAAGGGCGTGAACAAGGGGCTTATCAAGACCTTGCAGGAAGCAGGCCCTCAATCGTCAAGCAAGATAAAGGCGTTACTTTCCATGTCACAGCCTGAGTTGAAAAAGTACAGTGATATGTGGGAAGAATGCATGAGCGACTGCAAGAAGATAGCAACTTCAGAGTTCGACGAGCTCAGGCAACAGTATGATAAGACCATAGAGACGCTTCAAAAGCGTGACCAAATAAGCCAGATATCAGATGTATGGGAGCAAACAGGTGCGGCAATGATGGTAGGTATGCAGCAAGGCATACTATCTGCACAGCAGTCTGTCATTGATACCGCAACAAGTGGAGCGAACGCAGTGCTTGCGGCGGTCAGGGGGGTATATGATATACACTCCCCTTCAAAGGCATTTGAAAATATATCGAAAATGAATGCGCAGGGTGAGATCCAAGGCTGGAAGTCATCAGAGGACGATATCATCAAAGCCTATACCAATACTGGTGACAAGATACTGTCAGAGAATATGCGCAATACATACAGCGATACAAATAGGGTCGCAAGGTCGGTATATAATGGATCATATGCCCACAGTATCACGCAGAAAGCATCAACAAGCGCCACAGAAAACACTCAGGCCGTCCCAACAACAGTCAGACAAATGCCCGAGACTATTCATAACGTGATAGTATTCCCGAATGGGAAAGTGATTGCAGAGGAAACAGTTCCATTTATAGATGTAATGCTTGGTGAAAGAGCTGCGAGAAAGAAAAGAGGTAGTGCAGTATGACACGACAAATCAGATTTAATGGCAAAAAGTCGTATGAGGATTTTAAAATCAGAATAATCAGTGCAACAGTTGCAGAGCCGAAGAAGCGTGAGATCAAAGTGACTGTACCTTATCGCAACGGCAGTATTGACCTGTCTGACTATGACGGCAATTTTTATTTTGACGACACCGAAGTATCATACAAGATGTTCGTATCTGATACAGAACCTGTCACACTGCTCCGCAGGATTGAGAAGATCAAGAGCTGGTTATGTGAAGCTCCACAGCAGAATATTTATGACAACTATTCCGAGAACTATCATTTTGTCGGCAAGTGTAGAACTGTTGAGACCAGCCTTGGTGAAGATGACATAACAGCTACTCTCGAGGTCACTTTCGATGTAGCACCATATAAGGTCTCTGACGACTTTGCAGACACAGCGTGGGACACTTTTTCATTCGATGATGATTGCCTCAATCAGATGCCTCTCTCCTGCATAGCACACACAGACGGCTATCATTCCCAGCCGGGGGTACTATACTTCTATTCTTATGCCAAAGATGACATAGTTCCGAGCTTAAGGTATCACAAAAATGCTAACGATAAGGACAAAAGAGGATTGACAATGCTTCAGCTCAACAGTAATATCCTCACAGAAAACCTATACAAAGAAACTGAATCAACGTTTAGAATGCAAAATTTCGTCGTCAAACCCGGCACAAATGTCTTAGCTCTATACGGATCTGGTTCACTTGAAATCGAACTGGTGGAGGAAATACTATGTTAGTTACACTTGACGATACAAAGACGCTTCACGAAACTGGTTCTGTCAGAACCAACAAGCTGATAGGAACCGTCAACAAAGAAATTAGCGCTATTGACACCTTTACGTTCAACATATATCCCAACAACAGCTGCTACTCCGATTTAAAGGAACTGACATCGTTGATAAAGGTTTACGACGACAAGGAAGGGCTGATATTCGATGGCAGAGTACTGACGATATCACCATACATGACTGATAGCGGCGAGATCGGCAAGCAAGTAGTCTGCGAGGGCGGTTTGTGTTTTCTGAAAGATAGTGTACCAATTATCAAACAGCTAAAGTGCACCATAAGAACGTATATAGCCACACTACTTTCAGCACACAATAAGTCTGTTGAAAGCTACAAGCAGATACATATTGGCAATATTAACTGTTCGCAAGCACAGCACATCTTTAATCCAGGATATGAAGACACGTTCTCAGAACTGACGAAAAACCTGATTTCCGGCGAAGATATCAGAGGTGAAATGAGGGTGCGCATCGATAAAGGCATTAGATTTTTCGATTTCACAGCAAACGAATTTTCAGAAGTCAGCAATAAAACAATACAACTAGGAAGGAATATGCGATCTATCACGCAGGCGATTGACCCAAGTGAGATCATCACAAGGCTGTATCCGCTAGGTGCTGTCATCAACGATGATACGGGCGAACGTGTGACGCTTTCGGGGTTAACGAAGTATATTGACAACGACCAGCTGATAAAGCGGTACGGAGTACACGCTGGAACTATGATATTCGACAACATCACCACTCCAGGCGTATTGTCTTCTGCCGGCAGAGTATGCGCCGGCGCACTAAAAGCAGCAAAAGTTCAGTATGAGGTATCGGCTATAGACATTGATGAGAAGCTGGGCGGCTTTGCAATCGGCTGCAAATATCGCATTGTCAATAGCTACCTTGGCATTGACGAGGTATTGAGGTGCATCGGCACCAGTATCGACATCAATGACAGATCACAGAATGTGCTGACATTTGGCGACAAGATCGACACGATTAGTGGAATGACATCAAGAAAATAGGAGAAATGATTATGGCAAAAGCAATTGATATAAGTTTAGAGATCACACAGGTGGCAACAGCATATACAGGTCGAGACGTCCGACAGGCTATTGTCGACGCATTGAACGCCGCACAGAACGCAATCAATGAAATGAATATGCCAGCAGGATCTCAGACCTTTATTGTACCGTCAGAGACGACACTGGCCACAACAACTTTGAATCTGCCGTTCACACCGACGCAGAACACGCAGATCATCTGTAGTCTGCGGGAGGTGTCGGCACCAAAAGCGAGAAGGCTGTGTGTAGAAACATTTTTCACAAGCAACAATTTGATAGTAGCGCTGACGAACGCAGAAAGTGCAAGTGCTACCGTTCCACAGGGTGAATATATTATTGACTGGATCGTAACAAAGCCATAGAAAGGAGGAATATCAATGCACATAAAAATCAACGAAGACTACAATGTAGTCGTGAGCACAGCCCTTTTGGGCTATGTTGGTGAAACTAATGCTAGACCCGTATCGGTCGAGGGTATGGAGATAGACGGTGCAGACCGCTATGTGTTGACTATCGACTATGGTGATGGCGTTCAGTATGAGGTCGATATCACAGGCGGCACATGGATGCCTACGGCTGATATACTGCGGTCAGCGCAGACAGTCAGCTGTCAAATATGTGCGAAAAAACTGTCAGGGCAGGAGTACATACTGGTGAAAAAATCACGCATATTCCGCCTGAGAATAGGTGCGGCTATCGGTGATAATGCAGTACCGTCACCTGACGTGGCTATGGATGCGTTAGACCGCATAGACGCCATAGGCAGGCAGGCACACGCAGATATGCAGACCGCTGTCACCGCCGCAGACACGGCAACTACGGCGGCAGAGAACGCAAAAAAATCTGCCACAGCCGCAGGATTATCAGCAGATACCGCAGAACAGGCGGCAAACCGAGCCGAAACCGCAAAGACATCTGCTGAAACGTCAGCAACACAGGCTGAAACGGCTAGACAGGGCGCAGAAACCGCACGTCAGCAGGCTGTCACAGCACAGAACGCTGCAAAGGTATCTGCAGCGCAGGCATCTGCATCGGCACAGCAGACTGAGGCTGACAAGACCATAACAGCAGGCTATGCAAAGACAGCTAAGACTAATGCCGACAGCACTGCGGCAGACAGACAGGCAGTGCAGACGTTGGCTGAACAGGTAACAGTCGACAAAACTACAGTGGCAGACCATGCCGATAAGGTCGCAGAGGACAGAACAGCCGCTGAAACCGCTGCACAGACAGCACAGGCGGTGGCTGACAGTTTGCCAGATGATTATGTGACGGCGGTTGCAAAGATCGCTGAAAACACGGCTGAGATTTCTGCTATAAAGTTGACAGATAAAGAATTGCAAAGACGTGTAAATGCACTGTACGACTTGGGCAATGGTGTGACACACAAATTTGAAACGGACAGCAAAACGGCGTATCAAAAGGCAGTTCCGACAGGCGGTAAGCTGATGTCGGTGAAAAATATCGGTGGTAGGTCGATTGTTTGGAATCAGCTGATATCACAACTGGTGGAGACAACAATTGCAGGGGTTACAGGCACAAAGCTAACCGACAAAACGCTACAGATTAGTGGAACATCAACAAATGTAGTTTTTCTAAGAATTGTACCTGTTCAGACGGCAATCATAGGACACAAATATCTTTTTCATTCCCATGCTAGTGATACAGCCGAATTATCTAATTTTAATGGTTTTTATAATAACGAATCTGAAACAGACAAAAGGTTCTACGAATATGGCAAAGGCACGATATTTACAAATGCAGACAACGCCATAGAGATGCGATTACGTCTTGACGCTGACGTTACTGTGAATTTTCAAATCACACCACAGCTATTTGACCTTACCCTCATATTCGGTTCAGGAAATGAACCCACAAGCGTGGAAGAATTTGAAGCCATGTTCCCAGCTACCTACTATCCGTATAATGCTGGCGAAATAGTCAGTGCTGGGGTGACAGAGGTCGCTGTGGGTGATACCGCCTTCCCAATCCCCGAAGCAATTAAGGCTCTGCCTGGCTACGGCTGGTCGGCAGGAACGGCTAAGAACTACGTTGATTATGAGAACAAACGATACGTTCAGTGTGTCGGCAGCGTTGATTTGGGGACGCTGACGTGGACTGCTGGTGAATCTGTGTCATTTAAAACACATCATTTAGTCGGGCAAAAATTGACAAAAAGTTACAGCATTGCACCAAATTTCATATGCCCAAAATATTCGACAAAAACGCAAAATGAATCGTGGGGCAAAACCAGTATAACAGGCATATCAGCTACCTCGAACGTTAACGGGTATATCTATGTCAACGATACGTCCTACACCGATGCCACAACGTTCAAGCAGGCAATGTCAGGTGTAATGCTGTATTACGAACTAGCGAACCCTATAATCACCGACATTTCAACCCTAATACCCGATGATTTCCTGCGAAATATCGAAGTTGAGGCAGGTGGTTCAGTGACGTTCAAGGGTGGTAATGACGATTACAGAATACCAGTGCCAAGTGAGGAAGAATATGTTGTGAAACTGAGTGAAGTAGGAGGTACAACATGACGGATTTAGAAAAATCTATGGTTGAGAGCATGGGGCTGACGGAAGACAATTTTCGCAAGCCCAAAGTCACCGAGATAGACAGGATAAAGGCAAATGTCGATTTTCTGGCTATGTTGAACGGTGTTGAGTTGGAGGTGAGCGGCGATGAGTAAAAATTACGCAAAGGTCAAGAGATACTATGACAGCCGTTTGTGGTCGGTTGCTATGGTACACACCGCCGTCGGTAAGTGGATCACGGCTGAGGAGTATACAACAATCACGGGACAAACATACGAAAGCGAGGAACAGTAATGAAAGAAAACACAGCAAAAATCATCATATCAGCGATAGCCGCAGGGCTGTCAGCGTATTTCCGTGTTATGGCGATACCTATAGTCATTCTGGTGCTTGTGATGATCATTGATTATATCACAGGAATGTGGAAAGCATGGAATAGGGGCGAGCTGTCAAGCCGTGTCGGTCTTAAAGGGCTTTTTAAAAAGGTCGGCTACATATTTGTGGTGGCGGTGTCAGGCGTACTTGATTGGCTCTTTATCTCAGGACTTTCGCAGATAGGCATTGAGGTAAACGTCAGCTTTTACTTCGGTCTTATCGTGACGATATGGTTTATCATCAATGAATGTATTTCTATTTTGGAAAATCTTGCGGTGATAGGTATACCATTGCCGTCATTCTTGGTGAAGATCGTACACAAACTGAAAATCACAGTTGAAAGCAAAGTGGATACAAACGAAAGCGAGGAATAGAAAATGACATATGATGAGTTTATCAAGAAGCACAATGGTGTAGCGGTTGACTATGACGGAGCAGCAGGCAGGCAGTGTGTAGACCTTGCTACGGCGTATTTCAACGAGGTCTTCGGCTCAGGTATCAAGAATTTCTGGTATGACGCACATCACTTTTGGGACTTGTTCGACAAGAACACTTGGTTGAAAGCAAATTTCATAAAGGTAAAGAACACACCAAGTTTTGTACCGAAAAAGGGTGACGTAGCGATATGGTCAGGCACGTTGAATGACGGCTGGGGTCACATAGCTATCTGCACAGGCGAAGGCAACACGAGCTATTTCTATTCATATGACCAGAACTGGAGCGGAAAAGCCTGCACTAAGGTCAAGCATACTTACGACCACATAGCAGGCTTCCTGAGGCCAAAGAACCAGAGCAAGATAAGTGCGAAAGTGCTTGACAAGACAGGCTACAAGCAGGGTGACAAAACAAACGGTGTGCTTGCGCTCAAGGAGCTGTTGCTTCTTGCAAAGGCGGTCAAGCTCCACAGTGTTGGCATGGACAAGAACGGTACATACGGAAAAGGTACCGCAAAGGCAGTTAATACCTTGCTGAAAAAGTGGGGATATTATGAGAACGGTATCGCAGGTGTGAACTTCATCAAGAAGCTCAGCGACGAGATTACAAAGAAGATAAAGTAGACAGTAAGACAGCCGACAGGGATTATTCCTTGTCGGCTGTTTTACTTTATTATTCGATTTTTTTATCTTTTGCCATATCATTCTCAACGAGTTCTACAATCAAACCGGTTAAACTTTTCCCTTTGCTCTCAGCGTAAGCCTTATATCGCTCTTTGTCGCCAAGCGGCAAGTTAAGCGTAAGTTTATCACGTTTTTCTTTCATATAGCGCATTGTGCGTTCTTTTGATTTTTCATTATACACAAATGTCACCCCCTCATTGTCATTATAGCACATATTCAATTACACGGCTATATGCAAAATGAACAAATACACGGCTATATATTTGTTGATATTTTAATATAAAAGTCATTGACATATACACGGCTATATGCTATAATAATATCAGAAAAGAACGAAAGGGGGCGGTTAAATTGGACAAGAAAATAAAAAAGCTTGTTAAGCTGGTCCAACAACTTAACAAGCTAATGATCGAGATAATCGGCTTGATTGGCTACATCTTGATCATAAAAGATTTACTTAAATAAGTAAATTCGGCAGAAAGGAGAGTTGACCGCTCTCCCAACTGCTTGAATTATACCACAAAAACGAAAGGGTGTCAATATGAAAAATGATATTTTCAAACTTTGCAAAGAGCTGCTCAAGCTTGGCGGATTGATACTTGCAGTAGCGTACCTGGTGTTAAGATAATTCAAGGAGGTAAATAACATGAAAGTTACAGTTGAAAACGAGAAAATCAAGGTCAACAGTCCGTACAACAAAAGCTTTGTCGCAGGGGCAAAGCAGATACAGGGCAAGTGGAATGCCCCTTGCTGGGTCTTTCCAGAGGAGAACAAGGAAGCCGTCAAGGTGTTGCTCATAGAATGCTACGGAGAGTGTGGAGAGCTTGGTGCGGTCAGCACTGTCACAGTAGATCTTGACCTCGACACTTATACAGAGGGCTACGAGGACGGAGAAATCAGAGTTGGCTCAATCGTTGTTCTGAAAAGACTCTATCGTGATAGAGAAGTTATTTTCTCTGACAATGCAATGCTTATAAGCGGTGGCTTTGCCACTTCGGGCGGCTCTGCCAAAAATCCCAGGATATCAGCTGATGAGGGTACGATCGTTCGTGTTAAGGGTGTGCCTGAAACAATTTACAGTAAGATAAAGGATCATGAGGGCGTTAAGCTCGTATCTGATATAGACGTGGAAAGCTTAAAAGCAGAGCGTGAAAAGCTTCTCAAAAGAATTGCCGAAATAGACGGCTTGCTTGCGCTATGAAAGCGGCAGTCTATATAAGGGTGTCAACGCTGGACCAAGCACGAGAGGGGTACTCCCTCTCTGCTCAGCGAAAGACACTAACTGAATGGTGCGCCACAAGAGGTTATGAGGTATACAATGTATATGCCGACGAGGGAATAAGCGCCAAGGATATCACACATCGCCCAGCGTGTCAAACTATGCTTGAAGCGGCGTATAACAGTGAATTTGATATTATACTGATATGGGCGTTAAGCCGTTTCACAAGGTCCGTTGCAGATTTGTACGATACGTGGGATAAACTACAAAAGCATAACGTCAGCATAATAAGTTGTACAGAGGGTTTCGACACATCTACACCGACAGGGCGTGCGATGATGGGCGTACTTGGTGTTTTCGCCCAAATGGAACGGGAACTGACTGCCGAAAGGGTTTCATTTGCACTTGCTGAAAGAGCTTCTCAGGGAAAAAGGACTTGTTCTGACGTTTTAGGCTATAACCTAGATGGAAAGGATAGTCTTATTATCAACGAAACAGAGGCAGAAGTTGTTCGGTTAATTTTCCAAAAGTTCATTGAGTATCAGTCCTATCTACCTGTAGCTGAGATAGTCAACGCAATGGGGCATCATGGGCGACGAGGAAGTTCATTTAACGCTGAGTCGATAAAGAAAATAGTAACACGCCCTGTTTACATCGGCTATTATAGCTTTAAGGGGCATTTATATCAGGGCGACTATGAGCCGTTGATATCGGAAAAAGATTGGAGACATGCGCAACGTATCGTTCAGAAGATACGTTGTGGTCGGAGAAAGTATATCAGATAGTAGTTCAGCCGTCTCGGAGTGATCTGAGGCGGCTGATTTTTTTCTATCTTTGAAAAAAGTATAAAAATTTGAAAAGTATCGTGGGAAAAATATGTTGCGGTCTCCCGCAACCAATAGTTCCCACGACCGAAGTTAATGTACTTTGTATGTTAATTTCGGTCGTGTTTTTTATATCTATACGAGAAATGATCAGGCGTATAGCTTTATCATCTGGGCTGTCATGCAGAGCCTTGAGCCAAAGAGAAATCTGATCCGTAGTGTAGTCCTTTGGCATTTCCGTCTTCTTCAATGCCTCTATCTCAGAACGGAGCTGGTTCATCTTCGCACCGATATCCTGGATAACATCAGCTGGGAGGACACCACTTGACATGTTGGTCATCAATGTGTCATACTGCTTCTGCTTCTCCGATATCTTAGATGCAACTATCTTTTTGAAATCAGCGGCTCTCTCAGGCTCTCCGCACTTGTACTTTCGCATAGCAGTAGCAATAGCCTTTTGATTTTCTTCACTGAGCAGGGTGCGAAGATATGTCTTAGCGGCGTCATCAACGATATCCATAGATATCATAGGTGCACCGCACTTCTTTGAACAACGATAGTAGTGATATACGTGTCCTTTCTTCGTTGATATGTGTGCGTGCATTTTCGCACCGCATGAGCAGTAGACTAACCCACTGCATAGATATGATGTCTTTGGTCCACTCTGTTTTCTGCTATCCATAATCTTCTGCACCTCGTCAAATGTTGCCTTGTCGATTATCATCGGCAGGGCATTTTCTATTCTTATAGCATTAGGCTTAGACCTGCGCTTAGATCTATCCTTTTCCTCGTCAACGCAGTATATATATGTTCCTGTGTATTTCTCGTTTCGTAGTATCTCATATACCGCAGAATACTTCAAGGGCTTGCCACGTTTGCCCACAATGCCCACTGCCGCCATTTCTGCGATAATGTCCTTAGTTCCCTCGTGATTTTTCACCGCCGCAAAGATCTTGCGGACATATTCCGCCTCATAGGGGTTTATGACGTACTTCTGATCTACGATATCATATCCGAACGGCGGATAGCCGCCATTGTGAAGACCTTTCAGGGCTATTTCACGTTCTCCCTTTTTCGTTTCATTTGCAAGGTTATCTATATAGTATTCTGACATAGACCACATCAGCGCACGCATTATCTTGCTCTCCGGTCCGAAGCCGAAGTCCTGACCAACGGCTATCAGTGTAATACCCATTTTCTGCAGGCGAGCATCAAGATTAACGTGTTCGCCCAGCGATCTAGCCACACGATCGTATTTGTGAATTAGAATAGTATCGAAAGTCCCCTTATTGCAATCTCTCAACATTTTTTGATACTGCGCACGGCTTGCCGTCATTGACCCCTTGCCGCTGATAGCCTCGTCTGCATATACGGCTACGATATTATATCCCCTAGTGGCGGCATACTGCCTGCACGCCCTGAGCTGGGCTTCGATACTTTCTTCGGATTGCTTATCCGAAGAGTATCTTGCATATATAACTGCATTGCTCATAGTGTTCTCCTTAAGACTTCAATAACTCTTTTTTCTTAATATCGTACTCTTCTTGCGTTATAGCTCCGCAATCGAGCAGGCTTTTGTACTCCTTTATCTGCTCAGGGATAGATATAACTTTTTCATCAGCAGGATTTGCATTCTGCTGTTTATTATACTGTTCAATTTCGCCCAGCATGGCCATGACCTGCTGGGCGTTTTTATATGTGGCACGATACGCCGTCGTGTCCTTGGCAAGTCCTTTTACGTCGAAATGAACATATCTTACTTGAGCGTCAGGATCTATAACCACTTTAATTTTCAGCATATTTGCAAGCTGCTTAGAGCTGTTCTTAGCAGTGCTTGCACCGACTATAGCACCCGCAGTTCCTGCAAGTATACCGCCGACAACCGCACGCTTGACACCGTTTCCGCCCATTGTTACAGTTTCATCGTCTTCAAGAAGCTCATAGCTCACAAGCTGGTTATACTTATAATCAGCACCACTGCCAAAAGAAAATCGGTGTGCTGCCTTATTTATTCTAAAATACTTATCAATCACATTATCCTTGTCATTATGTGAAGAAGCTTTCGGCACAGCTTTTCTCTGTGGCTCTGGAAGATCTCCATAAAGAGCGTTACGCACGTCCTTTATGGTTATTTCTATCTTAGGCTTGTTGATGCCTGAACGTTTCAAGCAATCATCACATATATAACCATCTCTGATTCGCTTGTTTTTTGAAAATAAACCAAGATTACAATGGCATATATTACATTTATTCATATCGATACACACCTTTCTAAGGCTCTATAGTTCTTAGAGGCTCGACCATTATTCTTATAGATTATCGATAGCGTACTGAGCTTCTTCTGGGGTGAAGCCTTCACCATATTCAGATGTCAACTGCTCATATATGCGATCTGTTGACATAGACATATTATCTTGATAGCTATGTGCTTTTTGCAGAGCATTCGCATAGTAATCTGCATTAACATTGTCAACAGCATATTGAGCTTCACTTTCAGTGAATTGCTCACCACTATCCGAAATCAACTGGTCATATAGTCTTGACCTCGATAGGTACTGAGTATCCACATATGATTGTGCTTTTTGTAAGGCGTTATAATTATAATCTGCGTTTAAGTTCTCTAACGCATAATTGGCAGCATCATCAGAGAAGCCCTCACCATATTCAGATGTCAGCTGGTCATATAGCCGAGCACGTGACATATGCATGCTATCGCTATAAGACTGTGCCTTTCTTAACGCATTACGATAATCAGCTGATATTCGCTCTGTTGTGGTGGTAGGCTCTGTGGTAGTAGTTGTTGTGGTTGTGGTAGTGGTAGTAGTTGTTGTGGTTGTTTTCTTTGTGGTCGTTGTTTTTCTTGTTGTAGTCGCCTTCGGACTTGTTACGGTATCCTTTTCACTTACTGTTGTGGTTTCCGTGGTAGTGGAAGCTGTTGTAGATGCCGCTGGTGGCTCATATGTGATCTTATAGCAGCCAGACATCATTAATGAAGCGGATATTAGCGCAGTTAAAATAACAATTTTCTTCATTTTGTCCTCCCTATGTACAGCGAATTATTTCGCTGTTTGTTTTTGTATATACTCTTTAAAGTTATCATAAACCGCCTTTTCAAGCGGGCTTGTAAGAAACTTATTCCGAGAGTATAGGATTTTCATTCGCTCGGCTCTTATTTGAGCAGCGGTGTTTGATATGTCGCATAATTCCGCTATCTCCGTCATAGTGCGGACATTCAGCGCCCACAGCACGCAAGCAGGAGCTAACAACCGAGCGGCGAATGCGTCCGCCTGCTGCTCAATCGTGGGGCGTGTGGTGTCAAATGTTCTTGCGTGATACCCCTTGCGGAGCTCGTGTCCTAAAAAAATATGCCCGAGCTCGTGCGCAACGGTAAATCTGCAACGCTGACGAGTATTTTCGTCATCATATATTATATACCATTGCTTGCCGTCAAGCACGCTTGCACCGCTTTCGTGTGGGGCAAGCTCGTGAACATCGCTATTTTTTATTACCTTTATCCCTGCCGCCCGAGCGATTAGCGACGGTTTAACGGGTAATTCTGACACGTTGTAATCAATTAGACAACGCCACGCAGCGTTGCGGGTATCTTTATAAATACCGTAAAGCAAACGACATCACCTCGTAAGGTATTATGCCCTACGAGGTATTTGTTTATGTAATTACAAATCGTCGTCGCTCTCGGGTGCGTCTTTCAACTTTTGCAGACGTTCAGCCGAAATATTTAAGATTTCGTCCTCGTGCCCGTCAGAGCTTTCGGCAGCTCGATATACCGTAATAGATTTATCGTTTGCAATGTCAAGCAGCTTGTCAATCGCTGGTTGCATTTCGGGCATTTGCCGATATGCCTTGATTAGCTTTTGCTCGTGCGGCGTAACTATAATTTGCTCGTCACAGCCTCCGAATAAGTAGTTTGCGTCACAGTCTAAAGCCTCCATTAGCTTAATTATGACTTTCTCAGGTGGAGAATTTGTGTTAACCTCGTAATTACTGATTGAGGTCTTTTTAACACCTACTCTATTAGCGAGCTCGTCTTGCGTTATTCCTAACTCTTTGCGGCGCTCCCGTATACGTTCGCCTATCAACTTATCGCCTCCTTTCAACAATTTTATTATATCATATTAAATCCAGTATTTCAAGACTTTTATAGAGAAAAATTGATAAATCGAGGAAATTTGTTGAAAACATCCAAAATAGCTAGATTAAATTCTATACTTTTGTCCACTTAAAATGGACAAAACAGCTTGACAATACAGTTTAAATGGATTATAATATAGCTAAAGACCAGTTATAATGGACTCGAAAGGAGGAACTCATATGTTAACTATCATTGGAAAGAACGTAAAGCGCATTATAAATGAGCGAAACATCAAGCAAAAAGACGCAGCCGCACTTTGCGGGTATTCGGCTAAAACATTCAGTAATATGCTTAACGGCTATCTTACCATAAGAGATACCGACATAGTAAAAATCAAGCGTGGGCTTGACGTCGAATACAACGAGCTTTTTTTAAGTGCCTAATAACATTTTGTTGACCTCAACAAAATGAAAAAAAGAGGTGATACCAATGTCAAAATCAACAGACCATGAGTTCAATGAGATAGTATACGACAGTGTTCTTCCTGAGATTGCAAGAGCTTTCTGCTCTTTAAAAAAAGAAGTCTCAGGAAATAAGCTTGCCGGTCAGACCCCAGAGAACTGGGAAGCAATTGCACGCATAAAGTCAGCGGCACTGAAACGTACTATCGCAGAGTTTATTGAAAAACAGATATCATAGGAGTGAAGCCAATGACAAATCACAAGATAAAGGACTATCATAAGAACCGCCTTGCATTCGAGGTCATAGTCAAGAACTACGAGATGCTTTGCACCGTTCTGATAGTGCTGAACAAAGAATATCCGAAGACTTTCTATCCGAAAGCCTGTCGCAAGTGGATAGACGATTTTGCAGACAACTGCAAAATTGCCAACGAGTGGGACAAGGACGGCGTCTACGCTTACAAGATGCAGCAGGCGTGCGAGAGCTACGGCATAGATCAGAACATGGTCGTAGCATTCGTTGAAAGAGAATGCGAAGAATTCAACTTTCAGAACCGAGCCGTCCTTGCCGATAATGTCAAGCTTGCATTGGTCCAGACTGCAGCAGAGTATGGCATAGGTGAGAAACGCATGAAAGCCATTCAGAAAGCACTGCTCGACACGGTCATCAAGGACCCCCGTGAGCAGGTCAAAGCTCTCGGCATAGACGACTACGTCGAAGAGTGCAGCGTGGGGCAGGTGGACATACGCAAGTTCAGAGTCAAAGACAAGGTCAGGACTACCCTGCAGGAGCAGAAAGAAACCGCAGCAGGCTTAGAGGCATTCCGCCGCTGGTCAGCTGAGAATGTGAAAGAAGGGGCACTATGAAGGAAACTATCGACATTCCCGTAAGCGTTACATACCGCATAGAGGACGGCAAGGTGATAGAGCATCGCCGTAAAGTTAGGAAAATTCCAGTCGATATCATCGCAGGATTCCTATATAGGTACTATAAGAAGACCTCAAAGGAAGGTGAGATAAAGCAGTGATACATATCATCAAGGCTGACATCATCGTCAACGAAAAAATCAACGCTGAGATTGAAAGAGTCGTCGGCAAGGCTAAGCTGTTGACCGACAAGAAGTGGACAGAGCCCATAAGCGAAGAGTCACTGCTGAGCTACTACATAGCACAGACGGTCGAGAAACACCTGATAAGTGATATTGAGGAGCGTATCAAGGAGTTGGAAGGTGCCGAAAATGTACACAAAGAGTAATACCCGCAATTCACTGATATCGCAAGCCGTTATCAGAATAGCAACGGATATGGGGATTGAAAGCTATGTCCGAGAGATACGCCACGGCTATTCTATATGTGCCGGCGAATTCGTCATCGTTGACATGGCGGACAATACCAGCGTTAAGATGATAATATCAGATTATGACGGTTATTATCAGCAAATCAAAAGAAACATGAGAAAATGGAGGAAAAATTATGACAAGAAAAGACGTAGTCCTTGCAATCAGTGAAGATGTCAAGGCGGTTGATTACCTGGCAATGAGGGAGCAGAGAGACAAGCATAACAAGCTCGTTACCCGTCGAAAGCGTGAAGATCGCAGAGAGTGCTTCGCAATGGCCTTGCTGACTATCTTTTTTGCATTCATGATAATAGTAGTAATGCTCGGCCTTGGGCAGGTATGGGAGATGATTTACTGATGTATGATTTCAACAACGCAGTCAGACTTAACCGCATAGGTGGTGAATATGTCATCACTGTGGACGGAAAGCCGTTGGAAACGTCACTCAGCTCTAATCAGCGCCGTAATCCTCTTATAGCTGTCAGCAGATATGCGTCAGCAATAGACGAATACCTCAGAGGGAACGTCAAGAAGTATCTTGCTGAAAACGAGCTGAACGTAGTCACGGGCTGTAATGTCTGCATGGAGTGTACAGACTGCAAGTTCTATCACCTCAATGACGCTGAGAGCAACTGCCGCCTAGGTGACAACAATGAGTAAGACAGTATACGTCGATAATACTATCTATCGAAAAGAATCTAAGCAGTTTCCTAACGTCAAGTATCGTTTCAACCTTGCCAACGTCGTGATACATAGTATGTATACCATGTATCTTAAGAGCCGTGGCATACCGAAGACCATAGGGCTTACAGACAAGCAGCGTTTTGATTTTGAAAAACGAATTCAATCTCTTATCGACAATGGGTCTATCGTAGTGACAGAAGTCGAAGCAGGAACGAAAGGAAAATGAAAATGAGTACCATAGGAATAATACTGTTATCCATAGCGACGCTTATCGTTGCGGATATCGTGATGTACATAGTACTTGGTGCCATTGAAAAGCACTGGGAGAAAAAGTTTAAGGAGGATAAAGATGACGAGAGATGAAATAATTCTTGCAGCAAAATGCTGCATAGTAGACAACTGTGGAGCTTGTCCGTTTATAAATAGAGGTAATTGCATTACTGATTTTATGAAGAATGTTCTTGAATGCATAAAAAACGAGCCTGCACTGTCTGCCAACAGTACAAGCTCGGAGGTATCTGTAAAAGAAGATACCGATAACATACACCTTGATGATAACAAAAAAAGGCATATTTGTCAAGCATATAATACCGCTGACGAAGCCTGCGCAAATATGCTCACTATCTACGAAGGAATGTCGGAATGTGAGCAGAGAGCCTTTGATATAGGCGAGGTGTACGGAAAAATATACAGCACGAGGGATAAGCTTGAAACTTCCCTAAAGGAGCTCACAAAGGAGGGGGAGCGTAAATGCCGGTAATAACAGACGTTGACCTGCTATGCTATAATGCTGAACTTGCAGGCGCCAGAAAGCGACTGAATTACAAATCGCCCCCGCCAAGGCATAACGCAGGCCCATGTATTTTTTATAATAGCATAAGACAAGAGTGTATGGCGCTAGTCGAGAAGCCAGCGCAAGAAACTTGCACACGCTGCAAGTTTTTCAAAACCAGAACGGAGGATTATAATGCAGATGAATTCAAATAATCAAAAGCCAACATTTGATTGGAGAAATTTTAAGTATAAGAACATAGCTGTTCACGTCAAGACTCAGGGAGAATACGATAACTTTATGAAAGAATGTAAGGTGCAGGGGCTTACATGGTGCACTGGCAAAGAAGTTGATAAGATCAATCTTTGGCCGGACTGCGCATATGATACGTGCATAGTACATGACAATAGCATTTCCGCACAAAAGGGACTGCATTATCAAAGGCTGGGCTACTATAAGAGATGCGGCTATGAGATAGAGGAATTCGCAGATTTCTATTTCCAAAAAGATTACCAACCGCTTAATTTAAACAGCAATCTTATCCCAGAAGAACAGATAGAATTCTTGGAAAAACCAACAACGCATACCTTGAAGCTGGAAGAATGCTTCTGTGAAGCAGTTGTCACAGGTAAGAAGTGTTTTGAAATTCGTAAAAATGACAGAGGCTTTCAGCCTGGAGACACGATTGAATTCATTCCAGTAAGTAACGGACATCCTGCTATTCATGTGATATCAAACCGCAGATATAGGATAACATATGTCCTAAGTGGTTGGGGGTTGAAGAATGGATATGTTGCATTAGGAATAGAGGAGGTAAAGAACTATGACTAGCTACAGAGAGCAGGCGTTGAAGAAACTCATAAACGAACGAGAGGGCGTTAAGCTTAGCGGTGGAGCATCGGCGAACACAGTGCTGAGCACTATCATTCAGCCTGTCATAGACGCACTTGAAAGCTTCGTCAAGCAGGACGAGGAGTTCGCACAGGCGGTCGCTCAGGGCGGCACACTTCAGAAGTGTTTTGAAGCCGTCTATAAAGCTATTAAGGATAGCAACTTCGCACTATCAGACTTCAAGACTTATGAGACCGCCGCAGGTTTCTTCTTCCCTGGCTGTAAGATACGCTATCACATGGATATAGACCTCTGCGGTAGCGTCAGCAAGGAAGCACCGGAGCAGAAGCGCAAGTCGATCACAGTTTCCTTTGATGACTTATTCTGATCTGAGGTGAGTCGATAATGTGGAAAACTGATGAGCACAAGCAAGAGCTGGATATATTCCCCGTATATACAGACCACCTCACGCCCGACCAGCGTGCTGACATTGAGAGTTTCCCACAGCTCAATGCCAATGATTGTAAGAAAATTAATGGTTGTTTCACGCCTTACATATTTTACAAACGCACAAGTGCAGGAAGATACACTTGTTTCTGCACAAACTGCAACAAAGAATACAAAGTCAATCTGAACGATGTTGATGACATCTATCATGTGCAGGACGAAGTCAGACACGGATACAGAGGTGTATGTCCGTACTGCAAGGTCAATGCTGAGTATAAGTCTGCTGGATACAAGCAAGTGGGGCTTGCCGAGGCCATAGACCTTTGTGTGTATAAAGTTGTCGATGATTTGGTCTACATATTTGCAGCAGTAGTCGAGAAGAATTATAACCTTTATTCTACAGATGACTACGATAGAGAGCCGAACATTGTTGTTGACATCAAGAAGATGTACGTTTTACGAAAAGGACGAGCAGAGGTGTACGATGTCGGCTATGCGTACACACGACACGGCTTTACAGCATTTTTCCGCCCAATAAAGAAAAAAATTTGCGGAGCCTTTAACGACGGCTTTGCAAGTCGTCCAAAAAGATATCTTTACAAAGAGACACTTCGTAACACGTTTTTAAAGTATTCAGGGATAGATTTTGTGAAAAATGGCTACATCACCCAGTTCGATCAGGAACGCTACTACACAGCGTATGCTATGTATCCCATACTTGAAATGGCCACAAAGATGGACTGTGCAATGTTCGTTCAGGACCTTTTGTGGAGAAATAAAAAAAACTATAAGATTCTTGACTGGTCGGCAAAGTCTCCGAAAAAATTCTTCAAGCATCTAACGCTGAATGAAGTGAAAGCATTTCTTGAAAATCACACGCCGGCAGAAGTTATTGAGGTGTATCAGGACTTCAAGCGCAAAGGCAAGAAGAAAGACCTTTTCTACTGCCGAATGTATAGCTATATCATTGATTACTGTACCAGCATTAAAAAAGCGGGCGTTGACTCTGAGCAGGTGCTCGAATACCTCAAGCGCATCATGAAACACGCTTCAGAGGAAGATCGTTGCCAAGACGATCACGCTGAATTAAGTCGTCTTGTGCGACTGTATGATGACTATGCTAACATAGGGCTGAAAATCGGATATGATTTTTCATTAAAAAACATAGCATTTCCGAGAGACCTGAATGAAGCGCATGATAATGCAGTTGAGAACTTCAACTTCATGGAAGAAGAACGCAAGAGAAAAGAAGCCGCCGAGCTTGAGGAAGCCTATAAGCCCAGATACAAGAAGCTTTGCAAGAAGTATAAGGGCTATAGCTATCCTGGTATTCAGTTGGTTGTACCAGAGAATGCCGAAAGCATTATCAAAGAGGGAAAGGACTTGCGAATATGCGTCGGCGGTTATGCTTCAAGGCATTGCAGTGGGGTTACGACAATTCTATTCATCAGAAAGCCGTCTGACCTTGATAAGTCATGGTTTACGATTGAAATAGACAATGCTGACCATATCGTGCAGTGCCACGGATTTAAGAATGAACAAGTCAAAGACCCTTTAACGGGCAAGAAGCTTGAAAAGCCTGAAATAATCAAGGCGTTTGAAGTCAACTTCCAAGAGTGGCTGAATAGCCAGAAGAAGCTGACTAAAAGGAGAAAAGCAAGCTAGGAGGAATAACAATGAACGAGATCAAACTAAGACCCGGTGAGGAGTTCGTATATAATGGTATACGTTTTATATGCCTCGACATTATCGACGGCAACTACTTAGCGATAACGGCTGAGTGCTTGTGGAAAAAGCGTTTTAACAATGAGTACAAGGACGGCTGCAACAACTGGGAAAAGTCAACGCTCCGCCGATTTCTCAACGAAGATGTGCTCAAGGAATATTTTGATACAAAGCAGCTTATAAAGCAAACGTCTGACCTTATCGCCGATAACGGTGACAAAGCCTGTGGAACGTGTGAGGACTATATAACGCTGCTCAATTGCGACCAGTACCGCAAGTATAGAGATTATGTGCCGCTTTTTGAAGAATGTATGTGGTCGCTTACTCCGTGGAGGTGCGGCACCAACTACGATCACGCCGTGCGTTACGTCACCCCGACAGGTGCTATCAGCTACGGCTATGCGGACAACAGTTACGGGATCGCCCCAGTTTGTTTGTTTAAAGCTGATAATCTCATACTGCGCCAACAGGTGCAGCTTATACCCGCTGAATAACTAACCAAAATAGGAGGAAACGCAATGGAAAACACAGAAATTACAGTATCTATGAAAACAGCTATGGTAGAACACCAGCACATATGCGAATGCTACAGGACAGCCGCAACGGCTATCGTAGAAATGGGCAGGTCACTGAAGAATATCAGAGATTATAAGCTCTACACAGCACTTGGCTATGAGTCTTTCAAGAATTATCTTGAAAGCAATGGTGATTACACGTTCAAAGAACGTCAGGCGTATACCTATATCAAACTCTATGAGGACAACAGTACAAAGTTTCTAGAAGAACACGCAAGTATAGGTGTAACAAAGCTGGAACTTCTCTCCAAGCTTCCGGAGTACGAACGTGAAGAATTCGCTGACACACATGACCTTGGCGGAATGACAGTTGAAGAAGTCAAAAAGCTAATCAAAGAAAAGCAAGCATTAGGCGAACAACTGACATTCCTTGAGGAAGAGAAGAAGGAGCAGACAGAAAGCGCCGAATCTCTCAGAGCTGAGCTTGAAGGACTGAGAGAAAAGCTTAAGCAGGCCGAGGACAAGCCTATCGAGGTAGTTAAGAGAGACCTCGACGAAGAAGAGATTGACAAGATAAGGCTGTCTATCCGTCAGGAGCTTCACGCTGAGCACATGAAGGAACTGAATGCGTTGAAGAAGTCAAGCCGTGAAGCCGTGAAGACGGCAGAAGCTGAAAAAGATAACGCCCTCAAAGAAGCGCAGACAGAACGTGACAATGCAGTTAAGGAAGCCGTCGCTAAGTATGAAACCGCCCTCAGCAAAGCTAAGGCTGAGGCAGAAGAAGCGGACCATGCCAAGGCAGAGTTGGAAAAGAAATTGAAGTCAGGCAATGCAGACGAAGCAAGGGTTGCGCTGAAGATCATCTTTGAAAACGTTCAGAAAGGGCTTACGGAATTCATTGAAAAAATCAATGATATTGAAGACTCACAAACCAAGGAAAAGTTCATTACTGTCACAAGCAAGTGGCTCAGACAGGCGGCTGATGACCTTGAGGGGTAAGTCGAGAGGCGTATATAATGGAATTACTCGAGTTTAAAAACAAGCTTTTTGGCATTTTAAAAATTACTGAAGTAGAACAGCTTGAAAACGCACTTCTGACGGCAGTTCTATCTCATGATGTAGATATCTTTAAAAAATACGAGAAAATAACAGATACAAGCAAGGATTGGCTGCAGGCTCTGTGGCAGTATTATAAGGCGGACAGAGTTGAGAAGAAACAAGATTACACCCCCCAGTCTATCTGTGACCTAGTATCCGCACTTGCCGGCGACTGTAAAACAATATATGACTGTTGTGCAGGAAGTGGCGCACTTTGTTGTCAAATCGCAAAGCACAAGTCATTAGAACATATCAATGCCGTTGAACTTGACAAAAGAGTAATACCTATTTTACTTTTTAATTTATGTTTGAAAAATGTTAATGCGTCTGTCTGCAACGCTGATGTCTTGACTGGCGAGATATATCCGCCAGCGTATGAACTTAAAGGGTCTGAAGATTATAGTATATGTCAACAGGTGGATTATTCTATAGCCAAAAACGCTGATGTTGCGGTTTGTAATCCCCCGTACAACCTCAGGTGGGAACCCACTATGCACATTCCATGGGGCGAAAAATTCGACATAATACCTCCGAAGAGCTCTGCTAACTGGGCATTTGCACTTGGCGTCCTATTCTTTGCTGACAAGGCAATCATGATAATGCCACAATCAATTTTTAGCAGCGATCAAGAAAAAGAGGTAAGAAAATATCTTATCGATCATGACCTTATCGAAACGATAATAGCTTTGCCAGACAAGATGTTCGAGGCTACGTCAATCGGAGCCTGCATAGTTGTTTTAAATAAATCAAAAAGGCAGACAGGCACTATAAAATTCATTGATAGCAGAAACAATCATGTAGTCGAAAAGAGAGCACAAAACGGACAATATGGTGGGGCAAGCCACACTAACCGAACCTATGAAAAAGCATACAATGTTCTCAGTTTGGAAAACATAGACAAAATTATCAATGCACCTGAAAACCAGGCAGGTTTTTCTTCAACTCAAAAAAATTCTGACATAGCAGAAAATGAATATATTCTCGCACCAAGTCGCTACATCGAAATGGGTCAAGCTGAGGAAAAACCTCATAGATCGTTTCAGGATATTGCTGATAACATCAATGCCATAGTTGCCGTGAAGAATTCCTGCAAGCTTGTGATTAATGAAACGTTGGCGAGAAACTTGGGACTTGATGTTGCGCTGTTCAAAGAAGACATAGAAACATCTAAGAACATGGTTTCTCAGCAAAAACAAATAGGCGTAAAGTTGATTGAAGATGACTATATCTCATTTTCAAAGGCAAAGAACGAAATGGTTTTCAAATGCAATGACAAGGATATACTTCCGGAAGTCATGAAGCAGTTCTTGCCTATATGGAAAAATCACGTTGCCACACTCAACGCTTTGGAGAATGTATATCTTAAAGAGTTGAGAGATGCAGTTCTTCCTGACTTGATGTCTGGGAAAATTGAAATCTAAAGCATTATACGCAAAGGAGTGCAAAATCTTATGTCAAAAATAAAGCCTGAATACATTTTTCCACTGTTGTTGATTTTGCTGGACGTGGGAGCAGCTATCATATACGCTTTGCAAAAGGACTACAAGAAATCCGTCTATTGGATAGCGGCGGCCGTACTGAATGTGACAGTAACAGTTTAGGAGGAATAACTATGTCAGATGAAAATCCAATAGCTATAGCGCAGAAAATCTTGTCTGAAATAACCACGGGCAGAAATAAAGATAGAAAGAGCTTGAAAAAAGCTCTTTCAACACTCAAAGTTGGAGATCAGATTGCAACAGACGAAGAAATATGGACTGTTATTGGTATAGAAACAATTGAATCTAAATCTTTTAAAATGCCAAGAACATTGAAAGTTAAGTGTTCATCATCACAGCGGAGCAAATGCTTGATTTTCTACATACCAAAGGGCGGTGTTATGTAATGAAAAATTCAAACACACCAACAGAACACATAGAGCAGGCATTGCTTTTCAAGTGGGCGACATTCAGCTCAGGCAAGTATCCCGAACTGGAGTATATGTTCGCTATACCGAACGGCGGCTATCGCCACTATAGAACTGCCGCAGATCTTAAGTCTGAGGGCGTAAAGTCAGGTGTGCCTGACATAATGCTTCCGGTGGCACGTGGCGGTTACTACGGTCTTTTTATAGAAATGAAACGCACATCAGGTGGACGAGTATCGGAATCTCAACAGAAGTTTCTGAAAACGCTTAATGACAACGGCTATCTTGCAGTTGTCTGCAAAGGATTTGAGCAGGCGCAGGAAGCAATCTTGAAGTACCTTAATAAAGGAGTGAGAAAATGAAAATATCTAAGCTGAAAAAAATATGCAGTAAAGCGGCTAAGACCATATCCTACTTCTATAATGAAAATGATAATTCATTATGGATCGGCTCAGGAAGTGCAATATATCCGCTTTACGGCATGCCGAACATGAATACCAGCGAGCAGTTACTCACGCTTTTTGACATTAATGAAAGTGACCGTGAGAATTGGAAATGTAAGCAGCTGCCACCTGCTATTGAAAGCAGCATTGTTATGAACATCGCTTCATGCACAACAGGCAAGATTATAGATCGTCGTTCAACATTCGTTGCCGGGCCAAGCGAATATCAGATATTCTCAGGCACAGAAAAAGTACATATATGCCCGAAAGCATTTCTTGAAGTAATAGATGATTATGAAATTCTTACATACTATTCCATTGATGATATGATAATCGTCAAAGCAGGCTTACTGACACTCGGTGTACTGTGTGAAACCCATGGCGTTGTAACACAAGAACTTCTTAATGACATTAATTCCATGCACGATATGTTACAAGAAGTATTCAACAGGGATTGCGAAGAAAAAGACAAGAGCAGAAATTATGAGCAGTTGGCAATGACAGAGTGAAGCCCTATATATTATATATAGTATAGAACAAGTGTTCAGCCCGTGTATAAGCACGGGTATGAGGGCTTGTAATGGGTCTTAATAACTCGGACAGTGGGAGGAAATGACAATGAGCCTTATGAGATACAGAGAGCAAAAGTATATTTATGGAAACTACATGGAAGTGAATATGTATCCTGTCTATGCCTGCCCACGTTCTTCTAGTCGAAAGAAGAAAAGAAAGCCGACAAGCAAGGTGCAGGAGAGATTGAATCAGATCAATGCTGAAAGAGCTCTGGCAAGACTTATCCCTGCAAACTTCACCGACAAAGACTATAAGTTCGAGCTGACCTATGCACCGCAGAATAATCCTGCTGACCTTGAGCGTGCCAAGAAAGACTTTGCTAATTTTGTCAAGCGTGTGAATAGAGCAAGAGTCAAGAGAGGCTTGCCGAGAATGAAATATATTTATTCCATTGAGCAAGGCTCTAAGTCTGGACGTATTCACTTTCACGTTATCATGACTGGTGGTCTGACTATCAACGAGATAGCATCCATATGGGGCAAGGGCTATGTTGACAAGGTCCTGCCATTGATGTTTGACCAGACAGGCTGTGCAGGAATCGCAAAATATTTCTGCAAGCAGAAGATTTCAGATCATAACAACGGCAAGCACGCCAAGCGCTATGTTGCGTCAACGAACTGCATTAAGCCGCAGCCGCAGAATAACGATTATCGTCTGACGAAACGTGCGGTGCAGAGCATGGCATATAACTGTGATAACTCGGCACTGTTCGAGAATATGTATCAAGATTATTACTATGCTGATTGCCGTCCATTCTGGAACGATGATAACGGCACGTTCTACATATCGCTGTTTATGTACCGGAGAACGGCGAAGCTGAACATATAGGGGGTGAGATGATGAGTCTTAAGGGAGCTGAGCTTAGCGTGATATGTGATGATTGCCATAAGGCATTCATAGTCTGCGTTCGCAAAGAGAGATTTCAAAGCATAGAAGGGGACGTATGGTGCTATAACTGCCCTCACTGTGGTAAGTTATACGTTGCATATATCGACGATAGCCTGACACGTCATGCCCAATCGCTTCAAAAAAACGGTGTTTTGTTGAAAGATATTCTGGCGAAAATATCGAGAGAATTATCGGCAAGGCAGGGAAAGGAGAATTATCATGACTAAGAAGCGATTGCTGTCATATCGACAGCTTAAGGCTGAGCTGAAATTGGTAAGCACAGATAGTGACGATTATCGCAGACTCAAAGCAGAGATAGCAGAGATTGAAGCATATGTGTCTAGCATTGATGATGCATTCATCAGGATTATTTTCCGCCTGCGCTATCTTGTCCCACGCAAGGACGGAGCTTGGCAGCCGCCGTCATGGGCGTGGATAGCCAGACAAGCCAATGCTTCAGAGGACTACTGCAAAGGCAGGCATTGCAAGTTTTGCAAAAAAAACACGCTGTAACACGCACGAACACACTCTGCATGCTATGATGATAATGCGGGGTTGTTGTTATAGTTTTTCCATAGTTTTATGCCGGTGCAAGGGCCACGTTGTATGACGTGGTCCTTGTGCTATATATGCGAGGTGATAACGTGTATAGTACGAGTCAGATCAGAGAGCTAATCAAGGACGGACGAGTTGACAAGTTCTACAACGACCGCTACTGGAGAAAGTTCAGTAAGAGCGTTATCGCAGAGCAACACTATGAGTGCCAGATATGCAAGTGCAAAGGCAAGGTGACGAGAGCAACTATTCTTCATCACGTCAAGCATCTTAAGCAATTTCCTCAGCTTGCATATAGCCGTTACTACTATGACGATACTGGCGAAAAGCACAGACAGTTGATAGCTCTGTGTCATGACTGCCACGAAGCACAGCACCCAGAACGGCGCTGGCAAGAACGTGCCGATAAGTTCGTCAATGAGGAGCGGTGGTGAGCGCCTTGCGGCGATACCCCCCGGGGTCAAGGGTCGAAAAATTTTTTCGGCCTTGTACGAAGAT